GCCTTCCTGTAAATCCTCAATGGCAATATCTGCATCTTCTAAGCCACCTACTAATCCTTCGCCAAATGCTTCCTTGGCTTGCTCAACTGCTGCGCTAAGTCTTGCCATCTTGCCTGCAAAGGTATCTGTTGCCTTGCTTGCTGCGCCATCAAATCTTTCTTGCAAGTCTTTAATTACATCTTCAAACTTACGGCCTTTTAACTCTGCTGTGGTGTAGCCAATGCGTAGTCTGGCTAGAGCAGTTGTTTCCCCTTTGTAGGCTCGCTGCAAAGCATTGGTAATTGTGTTTAGGTCTTTACCTGTTCCAAGGCTTACATCTAGGGCTGTGGATAAAATCTTTTGAGCTGTGGTGGCATCCCCTGTGGCCTGAGATAAGCTGATAAATGCGTTAGTTAACTTATCGCCTGCAACGCCAGTTGCTAATTCTAATTTATCAATGAACTCATTGATGAATGGTGAAGCAAAGCCTAGATTGACTGCGTTTAACTGTGTGGCTAGTAATTGGGCTTCTTTTGTGCTATCGCTAAATGCCTGAACTGAAGCTTTACCAAATTGAACAACTTTGGCAACTGAAAAAACAGCAAGAAACTTCTTGCCTAACTTGGTGAAGGCATCATCTGCCTTCTTGGTTCCTTTGTCGTTGTAACTTGTAACTATGGGAAATACAATTGCCACGTTACAACCTCGCTATCTCTGCATTGGCTTGAGTTGCTACTTGATCTAATACTTTTAGAATTGTTGCCTTGGCTTTGCCTTGATCCTCAACTAAGTTTCTTCCCATCAAGCGGCCTGATGTTTTAGCGGTGCGCCCGGTCTGCTCTAGGTTGCCAATGCCATTATTTAGATTTTCAATAAACCATCTTCCCGCATCAGGGTTGTTTGACTTAGATTGAAGACTGCCGTATCTGTTCTGTCTGCCAGCAGTTTCTATAATTGCACCAGCAGCAGATTTGTTTAATAGGCTAACAAGTGATGACCAGCCTGTGCGATTGCTTCTACTTTTGGCTAGTGAATAAGTTAAGCCACGTCTAACTACATTGGCTTCAAAGCTAGGAAAAGCCCTGTTGCGACCTGTGCGACTTTTGCGCTCATATCCTGGATAAGTAAACCGAGATAAGTTCTCAATTGTGCCAGGCACATCGCTACGCGCTGCCTTAGTAATTTCTTTTAGTGGCGCAGCAATTTGTGCGTTGTATGCCTTAAGGGTTTCAGGGGCTAGTTTACGCAGTATCTTCCTAGCCTCTACGACCCCTTTTACCTCTGTTGGCATTCTCTCGCTCTCTTGCCTGCTGCTTTAGGACTTCATAAAAGGCCTTAAGCAAATCTGTGTCCATGTTAATAAACTCGCTAGGCGCGATCCCTGTATGGATGCTCAACTGAGCAACCCTATACGTGAAGGAATCGCGCGTTAGCCATTTGGGGAATCATCTGACACCACATCCACAGCAGCTAGAGTTTCTAGAAACGCTGCGCCAAAAGGTTTGACGTCAGGCGCATCTGCGCGGCGTAGACATTCCCATGCAAGCCAATAAATATGCTCTTGCTTTTCATCCTCACGAAAAGCTTTGTGAAAGCCTTTGCGAAACTGCTGCTCAAATGCATATTCAACAGATGGACTAATTGAGTGTGTGCTCTTAGTTCCATCAGCCCTTGTTACTATTATTCTTGCCATTTTGCCCCTTTGTTAAATTAGAACGTGCCTGTGGTTGCTACTGTTACCTTGGAATTAAGAGTGAAAGTAATATCCTGAGTTCCAATATCGCCAACAGCACCATTGATAGGTGTTAGGTTGTTTACTAGAATGTCAAAAGTATACAACGGATTAGTTGCGCTTACAGCAGGAACTTTCTCCTGAACCATCTTGACAGCCACAGTTGTTCCAAATGCGCTGTTAAGTGTGGTCAATACCTGTGAAGCTGCTGTGTCATTTAGCAAGGATACAGTTAGAGTTCCTGATTCCAAGCCTTTAACAAACTTGTGTGCAGTATCTCCCATCGCTGTTACTTCTAATTCGTCAGCAGCGTAGTTAAGTGTTACTGAAGTTACGTGGTCGCTAAGATCAATTGCGTTAATCTTTAGACCAACAGTATTGTTCAAAAATACAGCCATGTTAGCTTATTCCTCGTCTTTCTTAGTTGTTGGTTTTGGTGCTTTTTCGCTTAGCTCCACCTGGCCAATTTTGGCAAGGAAAGCCTCGCGTTCTTTGTCTACATCAGCCATGTTTTAGCTCCAATCGGATAGAACGCTGATTGATACTTCACCGGACAACAGATCGCCTGCTGTTCCAGTTAAGACCGCCGGGGCGCTGAAAGTTCCAATTGTATACGCAATTGATGATGCTTCCAGCTTATTTACTATATTCAGGTAATAATCTTCAATGTTAATTAGGTTGCCTTGGTTATCAAACATAGGGGTTAGCACTACTAGTTTAAAGTTAACCTTAGGCTTAATTGATTTGTAATGGTCGTTGCTTGGCTCAATGTATGGATCATCAGGCTGCACCACGATGCTGTTAGCAAGCGGTGTGGCAGGTGGGAAGGAAAACACCTGCCACGCCGTATTGTCAGTTAGCGCGGTTGCGATTGTTCCCCGTAGGGTAGAGATTGCTGACATTATCCTACTTGACCGCCCGGCGCTAAGTGATCCGCAAGTAAACCGCGAACACGTGCCATTAGAGTATTGCCCATGCGATACGGCGAAGGTTGAAAGTCTGGTGAAATGCCACCAGCGTTTGAAGCTTGACGAGCCTGCCAAATGTCCACAGCAATCATTAGAGATGCTAGGTTGACTTCAGCTAAAGTTGCGTAGTCTATTGATTGTGTGCCATAAACACGACCCCAAGGTGCAATTGTATGGTATTCGCGTGTCGTAATCTGCGCTTTAACAAACTCTAGCCAAGTTTTACCCACGGCAGTAATTGTTTGTGAGCCATTGAAATGTTGACGTACATTTTCAACAGTTATTGTATCTCCAACTAAAAATTGATCTACGTTTTCATAAATATAAATGCGCCCTGTTGTACCTGTGGCTTCCAATGCGTAAACAGATTGCGTGTTAAACCATAACTTACTTTTTACAATATCTTCAGCAGCTTGGCAGCATTCTTCCACTACTGCTGAGCTGTATAAAGCACCAATGCCAAGCGCAGAGCGCAGTTCCGCTTCAGTTACGTATGTTGCAGGCATTGTCTTTCCTTTCTAATGTTAGCCCCGGCGCAAGGGCTGTGCGCCGGGGTAACTCTACGATCTAGTTA